CAGGTGTTTAAAAGAGTAAAGGATTTTAATGAGTTTATGAATGTGTGTAGACAATCAAGAAACTTATGGGGTAATGAATTTACTTATACACTTATTGAATCTACTGATATAAAATAATATGGCATATATTGAATCTAATTTTTTTCCTTTAAAGGTATATGTTAGAAATGAATACATGTATCAACATACTAAAGGGTTTGGTGAATTTACTGAAGCTGTAATTGTTTCAGTAAGATGTATGCCAGGACAAGCTGCTTTATTTCAAGTGTTGTTAAATAATGGAGTGTTGAGGGATAAATTACCTTCTCATGCTTTGTTGACTAAACCTGAATTACCTAACCCTGATTTACCATTTCATTATTTACAAATATGGAATTGTTTTAGTTATAACTTTTCTGTATTGCATGTTAGTTATACTTATGATACAAAGGTTTCTGTTTTTATGAAAGATAAAAAATGGTATGATGGTAATTATTATGCTACAATTAACTGGGGAGCTAATGATTTAAATACAGATTTAAGTTTAGCTGAAGATCCAATAGAACATAAGTCACATCATATAATTCTTTTAAATAATGGACAAATTGCTTTACAACCCAATAATAGAATAAAATGGTTTGAGCCAAGTTTTGTTACTAAGGCATTTCCAGAAAAACCAGATTATTTAGTTAATAAGGATTATTATAATTGTGAAGGTTATGAAAAATGGTCAACAGAAGATAATGATAAGATGTATTATGCAAATCAAGAATAAAAAGTAATTAAATAGTATATTGATGAATTAGTTATAAAAAATTAAAATACATATATATTTGAGTCATGGGAGTAGAAATATTTGAAATAGAAAACTCTATTGTTAAACCTACTAAAGAGATATTATTGATTTCTCCGTTTAAAGAAATTTGGGAAAGAGATAAATCAAAAAATAAAGAACTGGCAATAAAAGAATTAAGTTATATTTACTTTTTAGTGTCACCTAAAAAATCAAATCCTTACTCAGGTTATTCAGAAGAGTTAAGAGGAAGTAAGATAATTGAAGGTTTATGGAAAGAAGAAACTTATAATGTTAATGAGTTAGTAGAAACAGGTGTAAAAAAATATCAAGAGTTTTTAGAACAAGCTTCTCCCTCAATGAGATATTTTCATGCTGTAAAACAAGGAGTAGAACAAACAATTAAATTTTTCCAAAATATAGACTTTAGTGAAAAAACTGACAAAGGAGTACCTGTATATAAAATTAGTGAGGTTATACCTGCTCTTAAATCTGCTAATGAGGTTTTAAAATCAATGACTGATTTACAGGAAAGAGTAGAGCAAGAAGTTTATGAATCTTCTAAAACAAAATCAGGAAAAGAAATAAATCATTTTGAAAGATAAAAATTATAAACAAATGAAAGTTAACAGATTATTAGAAGCTTTTGATAGTGAAATAATGAAACCTATTAAAAAAGATGTTATGATGGGTGGACCTAGTGAGTTTATTTCTTTATTGTTTAAAGCTAAAGAAGATGCTCATATTACTCACATTGAACAAAGAAGCAGAGGGGCAGCTGTACATAATGCATTAGGTATTTTTTATGAGGGTTTGGAAGATGTAATAGATACTTTTGCTGAAACAATTATGGGAAGATATGGACAACTTACTTTATCTTTTAATGCTAGTAATATTTCAGATCCTTTAATGTATATGGAAGAATTATACAGTAAGGTTGAAAAAGGAAGAATGATGTTTACTGAAGGTTATATTTTAAATCAAATAGATAGTATTCATGAATTAATTGCTCACACTATTTATAGGTTAAAATATGTTACATCACAACCTTCTGAAAAAGCATCTCCTATCTAAGAAAAGAGCTAAAGAGTTTAAAACAAAAACGACACCAAATGAGCAAAGTAAACTCAATAAGGAACAAAGATGGTCATTGGGTAAACACAGAAGTATTTAGAGAAGAAGCAAGACACTTTGAAAAATATGGATATTATTGTCCTGACCCTTGGGGTTCTCCTTCTTGGGTTAACTATTGGGAGCAACAGTTAAATAGATGTACTAATGGGTATGAAGTAGGAGGGGCAAGAATAACAGGTGACCATTATTTTTATTTAAATTTTTGCCCAATGCTAAGGGTAGAAAAAAATGCAAATGGTAGAAAAGCTAAAAAGGTTGTAAACTTTCCTGACTTTTGGGATGGGGATTATAACTTTCAATGGGCAACTGAAATTGCATATAATGGAATAACAAGAGAAGAATTGGATGGTTTAAATTTATCAATATCTATTTCAGATGATTATTTAGATGGTGGTAGACATATTATAGTGGGTAAAAGTAGAAGAAAAGGTTACTCATATAAGAATGCTGCAAAGGTTGCTAATAAATATAATAATACAAGAAACTCACTTTCTATTATTGGTGCTTTTGAAAAGAAATATTTATATCCTGAAGGAACAATGGGTATGGTGTCAGACTATTTAAATTTTCTTAATGAGCATACAGGATGGAGAAAGAATAGAGATTATATTGATAAACAAGAACATAGAAAGGCATCATTTAAAGAAGTAATTAATGGTGTGGCTATTGAAAAAGGTTATCAATCACAAGTGTTAGCTTTAACATTTAAAGATAATCCAGATGCTGCTCGTGGTAAAGATGCTGTATATGTGTTGTTAGAGGAAGCAGGTAAGTTTCCTAATTTGAAAGATGCTTATATGGCTATTGAGCCTACATTAAAAGCAGGTAAATATATAACAGGACAGATTATTATTTTTGGTACAGGGGGTGATATGGAAAGTGGAACAGTAGATTTTGCTGAAATGTTTTATGACCCAACTACTTATAATTTAATGCCTTTTAATAATATATGGGATGATAATGCAGAAACTACACATTGTGGTTTTTTTCACCCTATATTTTGGAACATGGATGGTTTTTATGATAGTCAAGGAAATTCTAAAATAGAAGAAGCTATAAATTATGAATTAAAAGAAAGAGAAAATATATTGACTAATTCTTCTAATGGTTTAGGAGTTATTCAAAGAAGAGTACAAGAGTATCCATTAAAACCTAGTGAAGCATTTTTAACTGTATCTACTAATGACTTTCCTGTTACTGAATTAAGAAATAGATTAAACATTATAGAAAGAGAAAGATTACATGAGAAAAAAGGACAAGCAGTACACTTGTTTAAAGAAGAAGGAAAAGTAAGAGTCACCCCAGATTTAAAAAATGAATTAGTTCCTGTTTGGAATTATAAACCAAAAACATTAGACTTAAGTGGTTCTCCTGTTATATATGAGTATCCTATTCCAAATCCACCAAAGGGATTATATAAGATAGGATATGACCCTTATCAGCAAGATCAGGGAACATCATTAGCTTCAGTTTATGTGTATAAGGGAAATGCTACTTTTACTTATTCAAGAGATACTTTAGTGGCAGCTTATGTAGGTAGAATGAAAACAGCTGATGATACTCATAGAATAGTTGAAATGTTAGCTGAATTATATAATGCAGAAATAATGCATGAAAATATGATTAGAGATGTTAAATCATATTTTGAAAAGAAAAGAAAATTACATTTGTTAGCTGCTCAACCTGATGCTGTTATCTCTAAAAATATAAAAAATTCTAAGGTTGCCAGGGTATATGGTATACACATGAATGATCAATTAAAAGATGCAGGAGCAAAATATATAAAACAATGGTTATTAAAAGAAAGAGATGTTGATGAATTTGGAAATAAAATATTAAATTTGGACACGTTAAATGATCCTGGCTTAATTGAAGAATTAATTTTATTTAATAAGAAAGGAAACTTTGACCGAGTAATGTCATTTATGATGATAATGTTTCAATTGGAAGAAGAAGGAGAAAAGGTATATTCTGAAGAAGGACAAAAAAATAAAGCAGCTACTAGTTTATTAAACTCATATAAAAATTGGTATAAAAAATGATAGCAAATTCTGATGGTAATTTTAGTGCAGCAATGCCCAAACACAGGGTTACAAGGTCACAAAAAAATGCAGATAATAAACAATGGTATAAACAAAACATAGATTTTTTAGATAAGAGATCATTTTCTCAAGTAGGATTTAATGGATATGGTTTAGATACTTTTGATACTAATGGTGTATCAGAGTATAAAAGAATGAAAGTTAATTATGACTTGTTTAACAATATAGTTAATATTCGTGATTTTGAATATGTTATAAAACCTTTTGGTGCACAGGCAGGAGAGTTACCTGCTAACTTTACTAATAGAGATATTATTTCTCCTAAGATTAAAATGCTTATGGGGATGGAAATGAAAAGACCTTTTTCTTGGAAAATATTAGCTATTAATGAAGAAGCTACAACAAGAAGAGAAACTAAAGAGTTTGAATTAATTAGAGAATATGTAATTAATTCTATTGTTTCTCCTATTAGAATAGAGTTAGAACAAAAAGCTTTAGCTGAAACTCAAGGTAAAGAATTAACTCCTGAACAACAACAGCAAATACAACAACAGATAGAACAAGAGTTACAAGCAATGACTCCTGAAGAAGTTAAAAGATATATGGCTAGAGAACATCAAGATCCTGCAGAAGCTTTAGCTCATCAGTTGTTAGAATATTTAGTACAAAAAGAAGATATAGCTACTAAGTTTAATCAAGGGTTTAAACATTTAGCTATTGCTGCCAAAGAGATATTTT